GCACCCTCGATTATATCTTCTGTAAGCAGTTGTGTCTCTTTACCAGTAAGAGCTTTGTCAATAGTTAACAGTTTCTTCTTGGTATTTTCTGCAGACTGTTTAGCAGAACGTAGTGTTTGCTCGGCCTTTGCAACTTTCTTACGAGTGCGAGCTAGAATTTGTTTAACTGACTTCTTGGCTTTCTGTTGTACTATCTTCTTTGGTTTCGGTGGTGCTATTTCTTGCAAGTCTTTTTCTAAGTCCGACATGTGATATATATCTTCCAGTTTTCCTATGTAGCCATTTAGCCGTTTCTCTTAATGAACAAGTCTTAGTATATTCTCTTGCTTGATTAAGAGCATCTAATTCTTCTTTGATTGGTTCCAAATAATTAGGATCTTCTGATTGTTTAAAACCAAAAGGTATAGTCCTAGCTATTTTCTTGATCTTTATTGGTTCCATCTTTTGCAGGTAATATGAATATGCCATGCATAGCTTTCATATTTACATCTAGAGAATCCTTTTTACCTAAACCCACTCTATCCAATATGGAGTTCGCAGCTGCTAGACGAATATTAGAGTGTGGTGTGGTCCCGTCTTCGTCTAGTAGGTCAGTTAACCGAGTAGCTGCTTTGGCAGAGTGAGTCGATAAATGGTTCTCTGCTAATTCTGTTATTTCTTTTTTAAGATTACGCACAACTTTAGGGTAACTGTGGTCTGAATACCCAGCTATCCTAGCCGCTTCTCTAGGATTTCCTCTTGCTTCTCCGAAAAGTACGTCTAGAAACTTCTCTTGCATGTCTGTTAAGTTTCTTTTTTGAGTCTTTGTTATAGAAGAATCCATGATTTGCGTTTATTATCTCCATTATTTCCTTAAAAGGAAGTTTTTTTGTTTTGTTTATGTCTAGATCTAGCATAATTTCTATATTATTCGTGATGACCCCTGTTTTCCTATTGGAGTGTGCGTGTATGTGTGTCCTTTGAATAATATATAAGTACTATTATAGGGCTAGTTAACAATTTTGTCAAGTATTTTTTTATAATTTTTATATTTTTATTGATGTGTGACAATCTGTAACTAGACAAAATTGAACAAGGGGTGTATAATGTTATTAGGAACCCCCAGGGGAGCCTATACACCTATACCATACCTATTTATACAACCCCCTAGGGGATACTTTGGTAGTTTTAACAGTAATATAGCTAGAATATTGTACCCTATAATATGGCCCAATAGTGGTTTACGTTAACCTTGGGGATTTTCTGGTGACTGCATATATACATATAGGTGGAGTGGGGGTGGCCCCCTGCATAACCCTTAGGGTTCCTTAGGTTATAGCTTGTCAACTTTTTTGGATGCTTTTGGTTTTCCTTAGGGTTGCCCCTAGTTACCACTTAGAATTAAACGGGGTAGTGTAAATTTTTGTAACCTAGTGTAACCCTTGTTAACTACTAAGGTTTTATTAGGCGCAAAAAAAAAGGCCCCGTATTTCTACAGGGCCTTCCTTAAATTATGGCTTGATTATTTATTAATAGCTTCTTTTTTTATTTCTATATATTCTGCTGATACTGAATAACAAACATCAAATTTTTTTATAATTGGTTGATCTTCATAATTTGTAGCGCCAACAGTAAACCTGAAATAACTAAAATTAAAACCACTATCAACTTTTGTTAAATGGTTGCTATTAAAAATTATTTCTTCTTCTGTAAATTCTTCTGACAATGAAATTTCTTTTTTTAATATTGGACAATGGAACCTTCTAGTTATTCTCGATCCAACTGGCACAACATATTTTATTTCAATATTATTCATATTTATTTTCCTTCCTTTTCGTTAAGCATACAAGCGTTATAAAATTTAAATGAATTAAAATTTTTATTTTGTGTTTTAAAGTAATTACAAAAATCGTTAACTACATTTCTTTTATTATCTAAATGTAAGCAATCATTCCCGAAAGAATTATTGTTAATTATTTTTGCTATCTCTTTAAAATGTTTTTTTGATAAGCTCATATTTTATTGTCCCTCCTTAACTACTTTGTTGATAACTTTTATGCTGTCTTCATGTCTATTCTTTTTTATTTCTGGAAAGCAAGCTTGAATAAATTTACATTGATCAAAAGTATATCTAGCCCCTTTAACTCTAGTTAATCTTTTTAAGTTTTCATTTTTGAAATAAGTCGCAAGATCACTAATTATTTTTGTGTTTACGCTCGGCTCGTATTCACCTTTATTATTTGTAGTGTCATAGTTATTTCTGATTATATCTGAAATAGCAATGTAATGTTTTTTTGATAGGCTCATATTTAGTTCTCCTTTTTATTATTTTTATTTTTAAGCATAGTTATTTATAAAAAAATTATAAGGCACAAAAAAGGCAAGCAAAAATAGGGTGTTCTTGTTATGTTCTCTTTTATGGCCCTTAGTTGCGAATCATTATCAGTCATAGAAGGCTTTTAAAGGGGGTCTAATTGTTTTTTGATATGTAGGTACCAATAAAAAAAGGGGCCTTCTGGCGTTAACCATAGGCCCCTTAATTTAGATTTTTAATTTATACAGCTATTTTAAATCTTTTATTAAAAGATGTTTTTAATTCCTCAATAGTGTTTCCTTCTAATTCAATTGAGTTCGCGCTATCAACTATCCATGAACCATAAATATCTTTTTTAATTTTAGATTGTTTTCTTAATGGTTCTACAATTTCCTCCATTACAATCGGATAATTGTCTAAACTTAAAATATGATTTTGAATTTTAAGTATTTGATTAAATGCTTCGTTATCGTCTAAATAATTTAATTGATTAATTATAGACACCAACATTTGATCTGCTTTACTTTCAGAAAATTCACCCTTTGTTGCATCACTTGTAGCAAGTTCCAGATTTTCTGCTTCTTCATTACTTTCATTACCTTTTGTAATTTCAATTTTAAATAAAACTTTTGATGTCAGTTTTTCTAATAATGAAAAATTACAATCATAAAAATAAACCTTACTATCTGGAACAGACTTTTTTAAGTTCTCTATATCCAAACTAAAAACAGACTTTACTATATCTGCTTTTAAACAAAATAAATTTATTCTTATTATCTTTTTATCAAATTTAAAATTAGATTTATCCATACTCATAACAAATAGAGAAGGATATAAAACTCGATTAGCCGTAGTTCTTATTGCATTGGCTCTAATTTTTTCATCTGATTTTTTAATTGAGTGATCAGGCTCTACTTTAGATTTATTTTTTTCTTTTGTTTTCTTTTTATCTAATTTAGTAGGCTCTGATTTTTCAACTAAGTTTTTATAGTTTGCAAGAGGTAATAGTATTCTATCAACTAGTCTCTTACGCTCTGAGTTTATTTTATCTACATTAATAAAACCCCGCGTCTCTGATAGTATCTGATTAGGGGCCTTAATTCCTAACATAGAATAGATACTGTCATTACCTACTTTAAATTTACCTTCATTAAATAAGTTAAAATTCCTTTCAACTATTCCCATAGAGGTAATTTCATTTTTAATAGTATTATCTCCAATACTAGTAAAAAATGTATTCAACTGTTTATCCATAATTAATTGTCCTTTCATATTTATTTTTTTATTTTTAAACATAATAAGATTTATAAACATATTAATTCTACTGTCAACAAAACTATTGGTTTTATTCGATATCTTAAATAACCCTCATAAAATATAGGTTTTTTAATAATAATCAAATGTGTGGATATATCTTAAATAACCCGCGTAAAATATAGCCTTTTTAAATTAACGAATAACTACGCCATTTTTATTAAGCTATGCAATATATGCATACCCTTATTGACCTATGCAATTTTTGCATATAGTATTGTGTTTATGAGTAAGATTAAAAGTAAACACAACAATCTTTTAAATTATTTTTTGTATGATCATAAATATTTATCAAAAGAATATTTAAGAAAATCTAAAAAGTTTTTAAAAGAATTAACAACTGAGAGGATAAATGGAAAAATGAAAAAAGGAACAGTAATAAATTATAAAGGTACAGAAATTAAAATACCTTTTGATATAGCTGTTAATCTAAATGACTTGCACAAGGTACATACAGTAACAAATGAATACTCAGGCAGATCAACAATATTACCAAATTTTGCTGTTGCTGTTTACCAAACTATAAAAGGCGCAGAGGTTTTTTATAATGCAGGAGATTATAAGTTAGCATCAACCATGAATAAGGGCCGTGAGTGGTTCCAAAAATATTTCACTCAAGAATATTATGTACTACTTGATTGAGCATTTTAACAACTTAGACATTGTACTACGGGTGTTGATCATGTCACCCGTAGTATTCTTTTTTTTATTTCTTTTAAAAAAACTCTGATCATACTAGCACGGAGACGGGGCAACTTTTCAAAACATTTGACACATATTGCTTTTGGTTATAAGCTCAAATTATAACAAAGGACTAAAAATATGAAAGCAATAATGTATGTCTCTTTACTATGGGTTGTGCTTGGAATATTGATCAGCTTTGTTGCAGTATAACTATAGTAAAGTGAGGTAGTAACAATGTACCTAAGGCCCCGTTGGGTTTGACCTAACGGGGTTTTTTTATTATAGTGTTAATAATGACAGAATATCAAAAATTAGAATCATTACATTGGGGATTAGATGAGTTGATACAAGGTAATGAATTAACAGATCACGAGTTAAAAACTTTACAATCTTTTGTTGAAGATATAAGAGAAAAACATTTTGAAAGCGAGGATATAATTATGGCAGATCAAACTAGTAACGAGATATCACATGTACAGTCTGTTAATAAAGGCCGTGAGCATGTAAGAAAACAAATCAATAGTGACTTAGATGTATCAACACAGGTTACTATACAAAAAAGACAAGAGTTGGTTGGAGTAGAACAAGTTAAAAAAGAAATACACTTATTCTTTACTACACCATTTGACAAATTAAAATGAATATTGTAATATGGAATTGTATACAAGCGGGCAAGTAAGATCTCAGAGCCATTGGTAAACTTGTCGGCTCAGTGATGGTTAGTATCCGTAGTCACCTAATTGTTGGTGATATGCAATAACTTGATCGGTAGGCACCCGCAAGGTGTCGTTGTAAACCCTGCCCCCTATAAGTAGGGGGTGGACTGAATTAAAAAATTATGTTAAAAGAAATTATATATTTTATACTGTTTTTTGTTGTTATGACAATACTAAGTTTTTTGTTGGCAGTTCATAATGGTATGTTAATATAATATTAAACAATCTTTTTTCTCTCTATAAGTTAAAGTTTCCCCTCTGTAGAAATACAGGGGGGTTTTTTATTTGACCTATGTAAATATTTATTGTAAATTGTAATTACTTTAAAGGAAGGACAAACATATGTTAAAAAACATAGAAAACAATCAGTCTACACAAGATGATAGACCTGTGCTTGACTCTTCGCATGAACTAAAATGGAAGAGGACATATAGAAAACATCTTATAAATTGTTTGGTGCTGATCGAGAATAAAGGTAAACCTACAACAGAGTTACTGTATGAGCAAAGGAAGGCGAAGGAAGCATTAAATAATTGGAATAGTGATAGTGCTACATTTGAAAAACATCAAATGGTTTTCCCTATCTCTGCGCCAGTACCACAGACTGAGTTACAAAAGCCACAGGTAGAGCCAGTAAATACAGATTGACCAATCAAATCTGTTATGATATAAACTAAGGGCAATCAGGGAGACTTGGTTGCCCTTTTTTGTTAGTAGCAGGGATTAACCTAACCAAAGCAATCAAGGGGGGTAGGTGTACGACTGTGTATACTTTTAAATAAGGAACTGTGGCCATGACCTACCCCGAATACAAATCGGTGTTACCATGACAACAAAGCGCGTATAGGTAATGGGTAAAGCCAACTTACGGTTCGCGCCACCGATAAACTAACAATAAGGATAATACAATGCAAGTAAATATAGAAATGGGTAAAGTATCTGATCTTATATATACTTTACTTACACAAACAAAGTCTAAGAAGTTCCGTGCAGGATTTATAAAAAAGGATGGAACATACAGAGTTGGCAAGTTTGATTTAAAAAATAGAAAAACTTGGAAACAAACTGATGGTACTATGTATAAAAGAAAAGGTAAAGCAAGAACTACAAAACCAGATGAATATATATTGGCCCATGACTTAGATATAAAACAACCTAGAAATATTTCTATCAGTAAGTTAATATGGTTTAGTGTAGGTAAAAAAGTTTATAAAGTAAACAGATTATCTGATAACGATACTGTAACTATTGTAATGTTTGAAAGGGTTAAATTTAATTCTCTTAAAATGTTAATGAGCAGTAAAGAGATTAATGCTAAGTGGGCCATGAAGTTTTTAAATTAATGGTTAAAACTTTCAAACGGTATATAGTATATACTAACCCCCCCTGCAATGACAGGTTATCATATCATAGATCGTTTCAAAAATCAATGCGACAGGTTGACCAAAGTGAAAAATTATATTATCAACCTGTGGTATTAACAAACAATAATTAATTACATTATGGAAAAAGCATATACAGAAACTAGGACAAGAACACCCGAAGAAAAGCTACAGATAGCAATCATCCAACAAAATATGGAGGATGCTTTTGCTTTAAGTATGTCTACCAATATATCACAAGCAGAAATAGATACGGCAAGAAGATGGTTCTATACCAAAAGATGTGAGGAAGTGTGCGATCATATTGGTACAAGCCGAGAACATATACAGAGGCTATATGAAAAACTAAGAGACAAGTACAAAACTGGACAGATTGATGCTGTTAAGTTAAGATTTGCAATTAGAAAATTGGAGTGGAAGTTATGAAGTACGCTAAAGTAAAAGAGATTACTCTAAGATTACATGAGGAAGACAATCCAACATTTCAACCATCCATAGCAAGAACAGCTATGAAGGGTGCATACTTAGTTGCAAGATTGATTGACTCTGACAATCCTAAATTAGAGTTAGATAAATGGTTAAAGGAGCAAAATAAATTATGAAAAAAATAATTAGTAAAATAAATTCATGGTCATTGTATTATAGAACAGAGATTGTTTGGTTTGCTATTGGCTTTATTGTGGGAGTTATATTAATATGATAGATAAGAAAAAAACTATGAAGACTATAAGAGATATGTTTTTTGATTTAAAAAAAGACAAAGATATCATGGAAGAC